AGCCGGAGGCAGACGACATCTATCACATCATGATGCTTCCGACCAGTAATGATGACATCAAGAAGGCGAACAAACGCAAGCTCGCCCTTCTCAACTTCTTCAAGGCCTTCGGCATCAATCCCTCAGCAGGCATGAATGTCGCTGAATTGGAAGGCCAGACCGGCTGGGCCATCCTCGATATCGAAGATGATCCTGAGTTCGGCCAGCGCAATCGCGTGAAGAAGTTCGTCGCTGGTGCATAAGCAGAGCTGCTCAGATAGAAGAAGCAGACAATACCAATGTGCCAAGGGGATGGTCGTGTGCCACCCTTTGGCACATTTTATTCCAAAGGGGGAATATCAATGCCACCTATTTATGAAGACGATGAGCCTGTTGGCCGCACACGCCTCTGTGTAGACATAACACCAGAGGAGCAGAAGCGTATGCAAGAATTGATTCCGTGGGGCACTCAGAGCGCGATGGTACGCACCCTTGTCATGGGTATGCTGGCCATGATTGAGGAGTATGGCGAAGTAGCAATCGCCCTTCTCCTCACTGGCAAAATCAGTACCTTCGATGTAATCAGGTCCCTCGAGGCCAAGACAGAAAGGAGTAAGCATGGAACTAGCAGACCTAAAACAAAGCGTGAGTAGCATGACCGATGCGCAGCTCTTTGATCTCCTCCGCGACATCAGGGCGAATCGCAGAGCGAAACCTGGGAAGAAGAGCGTCAAAGCAGCAGATCAGGCGGAGAAGAAGGAGAAGAAACTGAATATAGACATAGACACGCTTCTCGCTGGCATGACTCCTGCCATGCGCGAAGCCCTTGCGAAGAGAATGGGAGGATAGCACGTGGACACTCGACTTGAAGTAGCAGTGATAGACATAAAGCAGGTAACCTTCGGAGAACGCTTCCGAGTAGACTATGGCGATCTCGACCTCTTAGTTGAGTCAATCAAGAAGGAAGGGATCATCCAGCCCCTTGCGGTGAAGCGCATCTCCTCTGACCAATACACCCTTCTCGCTGGCGGCCGTAGATATAAGGCATGCACACTGGCTAACATCACACAGATCCCTGTCCGTATCTACCCTGAGTCGATCAGCGAGATGGAGATGCGCGCCATCGAACTGATGGAGAATGTTGCGAGGAAGGATCTGGACTGGGCAGAGGCCCTTAAATTGAAGCAAGAGATTAATAACCTATATATAGCGATGTATGGGGAAAAGAAGAGCACCGCACCAGACGCACCTGGCTGGAGCAAACGAGACACTGCTGCCCTCCTACAAGAAAGTCATACAAATGTGCAGAAGGACATCAATCTGGCAGAGGCCCTCGAGCTGTTCCCCGTCCTGAAGCAAGCGAAGAATAAGCATGATGCAGAGAAGATGCTCCAGCGCATGAAGGAAGATGTCGTGGCTGAGGAGATCGCAAAGCGCCTCGCAGCGAAGACAGCGAGCACCCCTATCGAACGCATCCATGCTGATATGTGCAACAGGTACATAGTGCGCGACTTCTTCGAGGGCATACGAGACGTGCCTGATCGAAGCGTGGACATCGTTGAGATCGACCCACCCTACGCCATCAATCTCACCTCAATCAAGAAGCATAAGAGTACAGATATTGCACTCACTGAGCAGTACAACGAAGTGCCAGAGGAGGAGTACGCTGCCTTCATGGCTAAGGTCTTCACAGAGTGCTATCGTGTAATGAGTGAGAATAGCTGGCTCATCTGCTGGTTCGCCATTGAGCCCTGGATCGAGACTCTATATCAGATCATTCGCACAGCTGGCTTCGAGACGCGCCGTCTGCCTGGGATGTGGTATAAGGGTGGTGGCCAGCTCCAGACTATGCAACCCGCCCTCTATCTGGCCAACTCCTACGAACCATTCTTCTACTGCACAAAGGGCCGGCCTAGTATCACGAAGCAGGGCAGAAGCAATGTCTTCCATTATAAGCCGGTCATCAGTCAGCGCAAGACACATCCAACTGAGCGCCCTGTTGAGCTAATACAGGAGGTCCTCAGCACATTCGGCTGGGAAGGTGCGCGTGTCCTTGTACCCTTCCTCGGCAGCGGCAATACGATCTTAGCAGCATCAAACGTAGGTATGCAGGCCTTCGGCTTCGACCTTGCGCAAGAGTATAAGTCATCTTTTGTCATCAAGGTACATGACAGTAGGCCCGGCCTCTATACCTCTCTAACAGCAGGACAAAGAGAGGAGGAAGACGATGGGGTACCCTTCTAATGAGAATAATAGTATGGTGGGCGTGGCTCCTGGTAGTGAACCTATTGGGGTGGGCAGCTATCATATGGATAGCGAGCTTGCTGATAAAATATCTATCCCAGTAACGCCTTGGGAGCAGGCGAAGCAGATGGGCAGCACACACTATAAGACAGGCGATGTAGAGCCTATTGACCTATACAGAGCAGGCGGATATTTCGAGCACTTCGCCATCTGCAATATCATCAAGTATGCATTTCGCCTAGGCAAGCGAAGAGAGAGGGATAAGCTGAAGGATCTGGACAAAATCATCCACTACGCCACCCTCCTCAGGGCGACTCTGAAAGGAGAGAAGTGATGCCAATAGTGAGCACAAGTAAACCCCTCGTATATGGGGAGGGCCTTGTCTCCACAGCCCGCATATGCCTCGTAGGTGAGGCGCCTGGCTCAGAGGAGATAAAGCAGGGCCGGCCTTTCATTGGGCCATCTGGAAGTCTGCTCTTCCGCCTTCTGGGGAACGCAGGCATTGGTCGGCATGACTGCTACATCACAAACGTGGTGAAGGAGCAGCCAGCTGGAAACAACATATCCCGCTTTATTAGGTTCGAGCGGGGTAGGGTAATTTCTACGCAGCAGTATACAGAGTATGAGAACGCCCTTCGAGAGGAGCTATCCGCCTTCCAAGGCAACATCATAGTGGCAGTAGGCGGGGTCGCCCTCTGGGCTCTGTGCAGGAAGATGGGCATTACCAAGTGGCGTGGCTCGATTCTCACAGACTACGCTGGCCGCAAGGTAGTGCCCATCCTCCACCCTGCCTCTGCCATGCGACAGTATATCAACACTCACATGATTGCTATTGACTTACAGAGGGTGTCGCAGGAGAGTGCCTTCCCCGAAGTGCGCCTACCCAGTAGGCATATTGCAGTCGGCCCTTCGTATGAAGAGGCCCTTGCGTATATCATCAAGGCTAGGCAGTATAAAGAGGTAGGCGTCGACATCGAAGTAATGGGGACTGAGATATCCTGTATCTCGCTGGCAATCGAGGCGACAGACACAATGAGCATCCCCTTCATCCGCAGCTCCTCTGACTACTTCACTCTTGAGCAAGAGGTGCAGATATGGCTCCACCTCGCTGGACTTCTTGAAGACCCTGCTGTGTGCAAGGTATTCCAGAACGGCGTCTTTGACTTCACCTTCATATATCGCCGCTATGGTATCCGCATCAGGCCCATCAAAGACACAATGGTCAACCAGGGCATTGTGTATCCAGACTTCCCAAAAGGCCTCGACTTCATCACCAGCATCTTCACCAAAGAGCCGTACTATAAGGACGATGGAAAGAAGTGGTTCAAGCTGGGAGGGAGTGAGCGTGACTTCTGGATATATAACGCAAAGGATAGCGCAGTCTGCCTCGAGTCCCTTCCTCGCCTTGAGGAGGAAGCAGAGAAGCAGGGAAACACGCTGACTATCGCTAGACAGACCGCATTGATCGAACCCCTCGTATATATGCACACTAGAGGGATGAAGGTAGACAAAGAGGGCCTCGATGCAGAGAGCACGAAGGCTGGCGAACGCATAAAGGCACTAACAGAGGAGTTGAGAGAGGAGGTAGGCTATGCCATCAACCCAAACAGCGTCCCGCAGATCAAAGAACTTTTCTATACGCACAAGAAGGAACGACCCTACATTAGTCGGAAAACAGGAGCTGTTACAGTTGATGGAGACGCACTTAAGAGACTCGCTCGGAAGGGACATCGAGAGGCCGAGCTGCTCCTTGACATCAGACGCCTCACGAAACTCAAAGGTACTTACCTGGACGTTACACTCGACACAGACAGTCGCCTACGATGCGCATTTAATCCAGTTGGAACAACAACTGGACGGCTCTCATCAAGCGAAGATATTTTTGGAGTTGGAACTAACACTCAAAACCTTCCGGACGAGTTTAAGCAGTTCGTCATAGCAGATGCAGACACCCTCATCTTCAATATCGACCTCTCTCAGGCGGAGAACCGAGTAGTGGCGTATATCGCACCTGAACCTGCTATGCAGCGTGCCTTTGAACATAATATAGATATGCATAGGCAGACAGCTGGTCTCATCTTCGGCAAGCCAACAGAGGACGTGAGTGATGAGATCGGCTCCACCCTCATTGGGGGCGGGAAGTACAGCGAACGCTTCTTTGGGAAGAAGTCAAACCACTCTCTCAACTACGATCTCGGGTACAAGTCCTTCGCATTTGTCCTCGAGATATCAGAGTCTGAAGCCAAGTTCATCGTAGATCGCTTTCACCTTGCGTATCCAGGCATCCGTGCCTATCACGCGTGGGTGCGAGATCGCCTCGGCAGAGGCAGGATGCTCGAGAATCCCTACGGCAGAAAGCGTCTCTTCCTCGATCGCTGGGGCGACTCCCTCTTCAAGGAAGCATACGCTTGGATTCCGCAGAGTACAGTTGGTGATAAGCTGAACATAGATGGAATCCTCTACACCTACTACAACCAGACCCTCTTCGCGCCCATTGACCTCTTGAATCAGGTGCACGATAGTATGGTCTTCCAATGCAACATTAAGCAGTATAGTATGGATCGGATCGCAGAGTGTCTCCTCCGCATCAAAGAGAGCCTTGAGCAACCAGTCGTATGGCGTGACACCTCCTTCGTCATCCCAATCGACCTGGAGATAGGCATCTCCCTAAAGAAGGACGACAAGAAGGCAGATGCCATAACAAGAGCGAAAGCATTACACAAGGTGAATATCCATGCAGAATCGACTTCTATCGGACTGGCTAGACTCTTACATGATACTTACGGAAAACTCCGAGCCTCCCTTGCTGTATAAGAAGTGGGTCGGCGTCTCCATTATCGCGGGATGCCTTCGGAGGAAGTGCGTTATGCAGTGGGGGACTATCTCCTTCTACCCTAATATGTACGTTGTGCTTGTAGGCCCTTCGGGGAAATGCAGAAAGGGCACGGCGATGTCACAGGGGTATGACTTCCTGAAGGAGATGGGCATTAAGATGGCGGCAGAGAGTACCACTCGTGAGGCTCTTATTCAGGCTCTGCAGCAGAGTAATGATACGCAGGTAGATCCTGTAACGAACAAGATGTACCTGCACGCAAGCCTGACGATATACTCCCAGGAGCTGACTGTCTTCCTGGGGTATAACAATGTAGCGCTGATGAGTGACCTCACAGACTGGTACGACTGCCGATCATCCTGGACATATCGCACGAAGCATCAGGGCACTGATGAGATCATTGGCGTCTATGTCAACCTCATCGGCGCTACTACACCTGAACTCCTGCAGACCGCCCTTCCCAGGGACGCCATTGGGGGTGGCTTGACAAGCCGTATGATCTTCGTGTTCGAGACTAAGAAGCATAAGACAGTAGTAACCCCTTTCGAAACCGATGCAGAGCGTGAACTGCGCACCCTCCTTATCAGGGACCTCGAGAGGATATGCTCAATGCAAGGGGAGTTCAAAGTAACAGACGCGTTTGTAGAACGCTGGGCTCAGTGGTACACCGCTTATGACCATGGTGCTCCTCCATTCGATGACTACCGATTCGCAGGCTACTTCGAGCGCAGACCTAACCATGTAATGAAACTCAGTTGCATAATGTCTGCGAGTCGGACGAGCAGTATGGTCGTAGACGTAGTCGACTTCGACCGTGCTCTTGCCTTGATTGAGCAGACAGAGAAGAAGATGCCTCAGACCTTCTCAGGCGTTGGGAAGTATAATCAGAGTGAGATGCTCGAG